TGCAGAGAACGCAAAGTTCAATGTAACTCTCGCAAGTGCTCTTGGCACTGCTCTTACTGGTGGAGAAATTCTTGTAGAGGCTGATGCCGCTGCTGATGCTGCTCTTGCTGAACCTACTGGTAAGGCTACTGTTCTTGTTCCAAATCCTAACACCTTTATTGAGGCTGATGCAGACCTCATGCCAACAGAGGGTTACGGACTTGACGGAACAGCAAACTATTCTATCAGCACAGTACACGACAAGGAGGCTTGGATTGTTAAGATGCAACCACTGCCTGACTACGTGCTTGCTAAGAACCGCTCTTACATCGAGGGCATTTTCTGGATTTAATAAAGAAGGAGGAAACAGAATATGGCAAATGCACTAAAGAATTTTTGGACTCCCGATGAGACCATTAACAAGATGTACGACAAGTTGTTTGATACCGAGGGTATCGGCTATCTGCAACAACTCGTAGACACTATAGATATTGACGAGAACGCTAACTTCTGGACTGAGCACTTCGCAGTCGAGGGTAACGAGTATGACATCGACCTTGGCGATACCAAGAAGAACCCTGCTTGGACTGTCCGTCAGCGTGACATCCGTGTTGTTCCTATGGCTGACCCAATGGCTCCCCTCTCTGAGACTCGTCAGTTGGAAACCGAGGGCTTCAGCGAGAAGACTGGCTCTATCTACGGCTACGGCAAGGGTCTGTTTGAGACCTCTATGTCTAAGTTGGAGTTGCAGAACCGCTTGGCTATGATGTCACCAGAAGACCGCTCTCTCGTTACCGCTATGCAACGTGGCATCGCAGACCTTATCAAGACTCACAACCTTCGTCTGTCTAATATGGCTGCTATGACACTTTCTTATGGTGGTGCGTATAACACAACTACTGCACAAGACACAACAGGTACACTGACTACACAAGGTGGTAGCGGAGTTGTTGTTAGTCAAGGCTCTTACATACCTCTTGCTAACTTCAAGAAGGCAGGAACAAAGGTATGGACTGACCCTACTTGCGACATTCCATCACAGATGCAGAAGTTGGAGTACGACTTCAAGGTTGCTAACAACCTCGACGAGTCTACACCATTTGAGTGGGATATTCCTTACGACATCGTTGTAAACGTCCTCCTCAAGAATGACTTCTTCATTGCAGAGGTTAACCGTTACATCCGTCTTGAAGCACCTGACAAGGTTGTTATAATCAGCAACTCTCAATCTGCTCTTGATACAACTACTATCACTTGGCAGCAACTCGTGGCATATACACGTTCAAGCATCTCTAAGATTGCTCCTATCCGTATCGTTCGTGAGCAACAGACTGTACAAGGCATTACCACTTACTACACTGTTCGTGGTTGGAAGCCTAACACAGTAGTTCTCCGTCCTCTCGGTATGGCAGGTGTCGTAGTTCACGCAGTTCCAGAGTGGGCTAAGTTGATGCGTAGTGGTGAGGTCAACGACAACGTACAGTGGTCAATGGCTAAGTGGAATAACTTCCTCTACATCATCAACAAGATTGTGCCTAACGGTATGCTCAAGTCTTACCACACAGATGCACTTGGTCGTTATGCAACCGTACTGAACGAGAGTCAGTATCACGTTTGCGTAGACATTGCAACTGCGGATAATTAAGCGTAAGTATCACCTTGGATTAGAGTTTTTGTTGTTTTCATAATTTGTTTGTAAGAGATGACGGTATTAGAATGGCTTGAAGCATCTACGATGTACTCTTCCTTTACGGAAAAGAACTTCATAAAGATTGCGTTGGATAGGGGCATAGACCCTGATGCCGACGTATATGACGAGGCGTTAGTGACCAAAAGGGAGCGTGATTTGATGACCGCAGACCTTATCTATACGGCTGTATTGCTTCGCCCATCTAATACTGCATCCTTGCAACAGTCGCACAATGGATATCAGAAGACCATTGGCAGTGAGCAAGACTTCTACCAAGACGACAAGATTGAGTATGCCATCCGTATCTACACAAAGTACGGAGATGAAAAGGCAGGTGATTTGGAAGACCTTTCCGAGAAGAAAAAGATAAAGTTCATTCCTGTAGTTGACGTTGACAGAGTATGAAAAGAGACGAGATACTTGAATATCCATATCAAGGCACTATCACAAGAACCATTGCAGGCAAGGGTATGCAACCTGACACTGTTATAACGGTTTACGAGGGTGTTATGGATGAGCACATGGCAACCGATGAAGAGGG